CTGAACTGTCTAGTTTATACAGTTTAGTAAGACCGCCTGCAAATACAGATACGTCATTATCTACTTTAGTAGCATATACGTTAGTTAAGTTTTCAGATGCGTTACCTGAATAGTTTACTGCTGACTTAAATGGACCATATCCTACAGCTAATGGAATAACATTATTAGCTTCTGATACTGCATCTAGGATAGATGGTTGGTCAGGTAACCAATCTTTAAAAGCTATGCGTTGTACTGGCATGTTTAATAATTCCTCATATAATCTAAGACAGCTTCTAGTTCATCTTCGGTGCAGTCTCCTTTTATTTTATTAGCTCTCCAACTAATAATAATTACATTATCTTTTGTGTAATCGCCATTAGAGTCTAATCTATCTAAACTTGGACTATGCCATCTATCTGCTTTCCCATTTGAACCCCATTGTAATTTTATTCCAAGAACAGGACATATCATATCTGTTGGAATCATTGCAAGTAGTTCATCAATAGTTAAATTGCAAATTAAATTTCTTTTTTTTGCTCTTATTCTTGCTTGTTGTAATAATCTATTTAGACGATATTTGTTATCGTCTTTATATTTTTCTTTATGTCTTTTACAATATTCAGAAACTTTTGTTTTAGAAACCATACTCAACTTTTCATAATATAGCAAAGTGCGTAGTATGGCGGTAAGTTAGCATTAGTGCCACTTGAACCTGTGGTGCTATTAGATACTGTGATGCCTGTGGTTGATGAACCTGTAGTTGATCCACCATTTGAATAAGGATGAGTTCTTCCACCACCACCTGAAACATCATTAATGTATGTACTACCTGTTGTTCCTGTGCTATGAGTGTGACCAGAATCAGTTACTGTTGCAGTATGGGTATGGCTAACTACAATAGCGTCTGCGCTACCACCAGTAGCACCTACAGCATAAGTAGATGTAGCACCTACTACAAAACGATTACGTAAATCAGGTGTTGAGTTTGTACCATCACATAATAACCAACCAGTAGGAATAGTTGCAGATGAACCTGACCATAACATAATCATACCAGCTACAAAAGCATTACCCCATGTAGGAGTATTACCAGAACCTGCTGATAATAATACTTGACCTGTTGCGCCTGCTGTGCCATCTAGTCTAACTCCACCTGTAACGTCTAATGTGCCAGATGATACTAATGTGCCTGCTACTGTAAATGGATCACCACTTGTTCCTGCTTGTTGGTCTTTAAGTAAAGCCATAAGAGAACGTATAGCATTGTTTACGTTAGCTGGTGAACATCCTTCAGCAATATTGATATTGGTAATATCGGTATTATCTGCTGCGGTTGCACTAAATTCTGAAATCTTGGTTTTTGCCATTTTTTATCCTTGTCTGAGCCATATATCGTTGCTTGGTGTTACTTCTGTCCATAATTCTGATCCTGCTGGTACATCTGTCCATGTATCTGTAGATGGTGATATTGCTGACCATACGTCTGTAGATGGTGTTGTATCTGTCCATGTTTCTGCACCTGGTGTAACTGGTGTCCAACCTTCGCCTTGTATAACACCTTTTGCTGTAACTGTGCCTACGCCTTCTACATAAGCAAATCCTGCAAATGTAGCGTTAGCACTTGCAGTAACAAAAGCAAATCCGTTTACTTGTGCATCACCTGATAATTCCATACCACCAAGTGCTGTGACTGTGGCAATTCCTGTGATAGATGCACTATCAAATGTAATTCTGTTAGCATTAGCAGTAACTGTGCCTGTAGCATTAATACTTGCAGAGTCTGTTCTAGTTCTTTGTGCAGATGCTGTTACTGTAGCAGTTGCTGTAATAACACCGTTAGCAGAGAATATGCTATTAGCATTAGCAGTAACTGTAGCGTTACCTGTGATAGAACCAATACCAAACTGAACTCTGTTACCATTAGCTGTGACAGTAGCATTAGCAGAAATACTACCACTACCGAATAATGTAGTATTAGCACTAGCACTTACTGTGGCTGTTACGTTTACATCTGCTATGCCATAGATAAATGAGAAACCATCTACAGTAATAACAGCAGAGACTGATATAGCTGCACTACCTGTGCGTTCTCTAATAGCGTCAGCAGTAACTGTTCCTGTGCAGTTTACGACTGCATTACCAAATAGTAATCTATTTCCGTTAGCTGTTACAGTAGCATTACCTGTAATAGCAGCACTAAATGGTAGTATTCTGTAACCTAGTGCGGTAAGAGTTGCTGTTGCATTTACACTAGCAGAAGCTAGTATAGTTTGTCCGCCTCCTGCTAAAGAGCTAAATGGGCTTTGCGAAAAAGCACTTATGCCAAACATTTAGTTCTCCTTATTCGTCTGCTGGTTCTGGCGTATTGCCTTCGTCAAGCCATTTAAGGTAGGCTTGGTAGTCTGTGTTTCCGTTGTCAAATGGGATTACTGCTTTATCTGATAGGCGGATTACACATGAATGTTCTACTTGATGAAAACCTAATTGTGTTAGTTTATACATATTATAACTCCGAAGTTCCATCAATATATCCAGAAGTACTGCTAGGTACAATAAGAACAGGGCGATAGTCTGTCATTACAGCATTGGTATTAAATTGAATTCGTGCTGAATTATTATTAACATTTACAGTTCCAATACTAGATACAACGGCATTATAATTTGCACCGTCTGTAGCCCATAAGGCATTTTGAGATAATGTAGGAGCAGTTCTCATCGTGACTGGAAATGGCATATATACACGAGTGCTACTAGAGCTAGTAGATAATCCTGTAGCCAATGCACTATCTGTAACTAATCCAACTTTAAAATAATACCTCTGACAATTAGCCAATTCCTGATTATAAAGTCTGCGTTCAAACGGTGTTGCTGTTGAGCCTACTTCTAGTTGGACACCTGTGATGTAGAAGGTAGCTCCTGATGTTTCTGAAAGTTTTACATCACCTGTTGCTCCACGATAATCTGCACCTGCCCAAGAACCAGCAGTTCCAAGCAAAGCAGAACCCATACCAAGGTCAAAATATAAATTAATTCCCCTACCATTGTTAGTCAGCCAAGTGCCACTTGTATCACCAGCAATAGTGATTGTTTTTTGTTCCCAAGTGTTTGCTGATGATATTGTATAAGTAAAAGGATAACTTCTAGCTCCACCTGAATTTCCTAATGCTCCACCAAATGTTCCTGTTAAAGAACTTCTAACCCAAAAAGATAAAGTTACAGTTTTTGCACTCGCTGTACCCCACCCTAAATCTGCAACATTAAATCCTTCTATATATTGAGCAAATTGACTTCTAGTTGATGATGATGGAGATGCTGAAGTTGCAGTTGTAATTAATATTGAATTAACAAATCCAGCACCAGATGGAACTGTTGTGCTTTGTTGAGCAGAAAATACCATTGAACCATTTTCTAAAATAGCCCATCTATCTACTGTAAATATTTCTGCATCTGCTGTGCTTACACTAGCCCCAGCATTTCTTTGGTCTATCCTAAAATCTCCGTTGATGATTTTATTTTTCAACGTATAAGGTGACGCTGCAGCAGTTTGTAGACTATTGTCTGGGAATACGACTCCGTTTGTTCCTGAGATGCTTACAGGCATTATACAACTCCTAATTGTTCGTCTGTAGGTCTAGGTAGTGTGTGTTCCCATTTAGCTATGTAGTCACCTTTACCATCACTATCGTTTTGCAGAGTGATGACTGTAGTAAAATCATCTAAAGTTAATTCTGGATATAAAGCTATAATTTTTTCATATAAAGTCATTTAAGCAGCCCTCGCTAAAAATCCGTTAAATCTGGCTTGTTTGTCATAACTTGCACCGCCAACAGTTAAAGTGCCAGTTCCAGATACATAACCATATATTTCAACATAATCAGTTGTTCCATTAAAATATAATAGTGTTGTAGATGTTATATTAGGTGCATTTGTAGATATATCTACCATTTTTTGAATAGCTGAACCATTTTTATAAAGATATATAATAGTTCTACTAATAGAAATAGTAGAGTCATATGATAATTGAACATTTAATTGATAATAACCAGCTACAGTTGGAGTAAAACGATAATTAGTTGTTGAGTCAAAATTGTTGTTTGTATCGTAATCTTCTGTATTAAATTGTATTTTTGTATTTGTAGCACTTGTTAATGTTTGAGATGCGTTTGTATAAACACTAAACGCTGGACCTGTACCTGCAAAAGTAGAACCTGTAGTAATGACTGTTCCACTCGTAGTAGGCAATGTTAGCGTAGTTGTGCCTGATACTGCTGGAGAGGATAATGTAACGCTACCAGATGTAGAACCGTTAAGTATAAGGTTAGCCATTAGTTACTGCCTTTAGGATATTTAGCTTTTACTGCTAGACAAGCGTCTATATAGGCTTGTACTTGTGCGTTATCGCCTTTTACGATGCCGTCTATGTAGTTTATCATAGGTGGGTATTCTGCTGCTCGTTTAGCAATATAAGCATGAGCATCAACATAAGTTTGCGCTACTTCTTTATCATATGCTACCTCATTACCATTAGCATCATAAGCTATATCGCCACGAATTACAGCAATGTGTGGGTTTAGTTTAAGGATTGCATTTATTAAATCGTTCATGCCGCAATCTCCATAAGAATAATTGTGCTTAATTTTGTTCCATCTTGCTGTAATCGTATTTGATGCTCATTGGCTGTAGTGTCAATTACTGCCGCTTGTGTTTTATATGTAGTAGAAGAAGTAGTTGATGGGCTGTCCAAATAAGACATTCCCCAATTACCCCTATAAAAAACAGAACCACCAGCTGTAGCGGCATTAATTGCTGGTAAGTCAGAACTTTCAGCTATTGATGTAGAACTTCTTACAATTCGTATTTTTCCCCTAGCCGAAGTAGTTTCTCTGTAAATTATAAAACTTTGACTAACAATTACTAAAATTTTGCTAGATGATGCAGATGGTGTAATTGATGCAGTTAGGGTTGTATCAGCATAAGTTGTTGAGGTAATAGTTGTATCAGTATTTGTAGTTCCCTGAACCACCTGCAACACACTTCCTGTAGGCATGCTAGAAGAAACTAATTTTCCTGTTGCTGTTAATGTTCCAGCAAATGTAGCATTTTGTGATGTATCTATAGTAAGAGCTGTAGTGCCGCTATTAGTTTGTAATACTAATGACCCGCTATTGTCAGGCTGTATCACTACACCATTAGTGGTAGTTGCATTTATAATTGTACTCATACTATCACCCATCTTGACGTAGAAGGAACGGTAACTGTTACACCACCAGAGAGAGTTATATCCCCAGCTTCTACAGAGTTATATCCTGTAGGGAATGTGTAAGATGTACCTATAGTTCCGTTATTCACATTAAGTCCGTTAGAAG